ATATAGGCACTGTTGATGACGGTTATATTGGAGGCGGTGTTATTTTTGTTAAAAAGTTTTACTGCAAAAAATATAGAGGCTTTTGGAAACGAAAAATATTACAATTCTGTTCAAATGAATATGATTTAAATGAAGCTGAAAAAAAATGGATTAACAAGCATAATGCATTAAATGATCCTTTATTTTGCAACATTCGTGAAGGAGGAGATAACGGTAGACATAGTGCAAAAACAAAACAAAAAATAAAAAAATCTATTAAACAAAGTGGTAGAGTGCCGTGGAATAAAGGCATTACTGGTGTTTTTAAACAATCTGAAATTACTAAAAATAAAAGAAGAGAGTCTTTTAAACGTCATTTTGAACCAATTAGACAGGCGAGAAAAGAATACGTATTAAAATTGATAATAAAAAATGGAAGTGTAAAAGTATCTGAACTACAGTACGAACCTGGTTTTACATTAAAAAAGGCTGCAAACATAATCAAAGAAATGAGAGACACGGGCGCGGTAAAAATGAAGTATTTTGGGTTAAATGACGTTAGATACGTTAAAACATGACAATATTTGACTATCTAAACTCTTTACTTTATACAAAGAAAAAAATAAAACTAAACTGCGATGATGAGTCGCAGTTTTCTTTGTTTATGGTTAATAGATGGGGATCGTTTTATTCTAAGGAAATTGCTAACTATATCAATCAGACTTCTAATAGATATGGAAGCATTTATTTAGATAAACATGACCAGTATAACTTTCTATTTAATATCCTACCGCGCATAAAATTTAAAAAAATTAACTACATTAAAAAGATTAAGCAAGACAAAGAAGAAACAAAAGAAATCATACCAGAATTTATGAGTATGAAAGAATACAAGCAAAACGTTGAGTTTATAAATACATTATGTAAATAACGAATATGGCACAAGTATCTATAGATGTTTTAGCTCCGAAGAAAAGTCTTATCGACCTAGACAGTTATAATAAAGGTAATTTCGGTTTAGGTGAAGACTTTACTTTATCTCATGTATTCGATGATATTGTATTAGTAGAATATATTGATGAAGTTACAGATGGTGCAGGCGACGCTATCATGAGAGGTGGTATTTTAGTACCTACCAATACACTTATTAAAGCCTGGAGAAAAGCTCAGGTAATTTTAGCAGGGCCTAGTGTAAAGCAATGTAAGGTTGGAGATATAGTTATTTTTCCAAACGATAAAGGTGTTTCAGTATCAAATATTGAAGTTGAAGGCCATGGTAGACTTAAGAAAGGTATGTTTCTTAATGAACAAAGGCTGTTCGGTGTTTGTAAAAAAGTCTCTAGCGAAGCTGTATCACCTGATGCGCAACTTTTAAATGAAGACAACGTTATCGAATCTAAGAATTCTACTAAAAGAAAACGTGTGTGAGATTGTCTTCGTAAGACGTCGTCCAAGACCTAATAGACCTCCTTTTCGAAGGATGCTATGTACGCTTGACGAAAATTTACTTAACAGCGTTAACGGTAGACTGTCATTAAACTACAAACCAGCAACTGCAATAATGCCATATAATGCAGAAGCAAAAAACTTATTACCAGTATGGGATATTTTTATGCAAGACTGGCGTATGGTTAATATGAACGATTGCGATTTGGTTGAAACAATTAAACGTGATGACTTTTGGAAATATTTCAATGAAAAATTGATTCCAATGTCACCGCAGCAAAAGATGCAATACATGGACACATGATAGAAAATATAGAAAAACAAATTAACAACTTTCTACAAAAAGAAATTGTATTTTTTATTAATTGTGAAAAACCAATTAGATCAGGTAAGTTTTTGATTTTTAGATTTAAAGATTTTTATCTAAATTTCATTTTAAGAAGCAACTCAGTAACAAAAACATTTGAAATTCCGTACCCATTTAAAGTTGAGCAAGGCCATAACTGCTTAAAGTTTTCATATACGTTAGATGATTTTTCTCAAAAAAATTTAAACTTACTAGTTAAAGCCAAGTTAATGACCCCTAAAAAAAGAAATAAATTATACAATTGCACAGTTGTTTTATCTTCATACAACTAATATAATCTGTAAGTGTATAGTAGATACCTTTCTAAATTTCCTGATAATTATACTCCAAGTAGGCAGCAAATAGATTTGATTAAACGCATAGAAGATGCGTATAAAAAAGGTTACAAGTACGTTATATGCAGTGCACCTACTGGATCTGGTAAGAGTTTTATATCTAAAACAATAGGTAACATTTCAAACAAATGCACTGAAGAGTTTAAAGAACTTATTACCTCTTATAAAGCTTTTAAGCAAGATTATATCGGTAATTACTCTAATGAGCTTGAATGTCTGAATCAGCCACCGTTCGGTGCATATGCATTAACGATTACAAAGTCGTTACAAGATCAGTACGAAAATCTATTTAACGAAACACCGCTTCTTAAAGGTAAGAGTAATTACCAATGTCAAGTTAATACGGATGTAGATGTTGAAAATGCTCCATGTTTACTTACACCTAAATTAAAAGAGGAATGTTGGACTAAAAACATATGCCCGTATTATAACGCACGTAATAAGGCTTTGATAGATCAGTTCAGTGTGCTTAACTACAAAATGTTTTTAACTTTACCCTCTCACGTAAAGCGTAAAAATTTTATTATCTGTGATGAGGCATCAGAGTTAGAAGATGAGATTGTTAAACATTTTTCAGTGTATATTGATCCAGATAAACTAAAATTACTAGGTATTAACATACCCTATCTTTATAGTAGTAATATTGAAGAAGTATATAAGTGGTTAAACGTTTTAATGATTACAGTAGGTGAGCATGTAGAAAAGCTTAGTGAGAAACATAACAGCAAATTCACGCAACTTAATATCAACGATAAAGTAAAGTTAAACTATTTTAAGAACTTACATCGTACACTTAATCTTATTGAAGAAACGTGGTCAAAATGTGAGTATCTTTGTCAGCGTGAGGGTAAGACGGTACGTGTTATGCCGTTGAAAGTTGATGCATTATCCAAGTATATTTTTGACTACGGTGAAAATATTCTACTAATGTCAGCTACGATTGTAGATCATAAATCTTTCGCAAAAAGTTTAGGTATTACAGAATACAAGTACGTGGAAGTGGATAGTACTTTTGACAGTACTAAAGCTCCAATTTATATCTCAACGGCTAATAAACTAAACAGAGGTAATATTCAAAAAGTGTTACCAGCTATGGTGTCACAAATAAGTTCAATTTGTGATATGCACAAAAATGAAAAAGGCATCATACATACACACACTTTACAGATTACGCAGTACCTACAAAAGCATTTGAAAAGTGATAGGTTTTTATTTAGAGATGTAGAATCTAAAAATGAAAACATTCTTTCAAAGCATACTCGTAGCACTGAACCAACTGTTATAGTTAGTCCGTCAATGACATTTGGCGTTGACTTGCGAGATGATTTAGCTAGATTTCAAATCATTGTCAAAGGTGCCTTTTTACCATTGAGTGATGTTAGAATAAAACGTTTGTTTGATGAGGATAAAGTTTGGTACACTAATAAGATGTTAATTAACTTAGTTCAGGCTTGCGGTAGAGGTATACGTAGCAAAGAAGATTACTGTGCAACATATATACTGGACGGTACATTATTTGATATTATTATTCAGAATAAGGATAAACTTCCGAAATACTTTATTGATAGATTTGTATAAATAATATTGTGAATTCGTTTAAAGATTACTATTATATCCAAGAAGAAGGTTTAGGTTCAAAGTTAAAAGCTTTAGGTTTAGCAGGCTCATTAGCTTTAACCGGTTTTGGTAAAGAGATGCCACCGCAACAACCGGTACAACAAACTCAAACAGTTAAAAAGGATATTTCTATAGTTACACCGGATTCAATAAAGTCACAACTTATAAAGCACGAAGGTTATAAAAGAAACCCTTATTATGATTCAGAAAAGAAACTAACTGTTGGTATTGGATTTAATATCGATGAACCATCGAATAGAAATGTTTTTTATAAAGTAACTGGTTTAAACCCTTCTAAAGTTACTACAAAAACGCTGTTAACGGATAAACAAATCGATGATCTTTATAGAGTGAGCTATAATAGAGCTGTTTCTGATGCTAGAAAATTTCTACCATCGTATGATTCTCAACCATTACCGGTGAAGAAAGTTTTAGTAGATATGTCTTTCAATCTTGGATATCCTAGACTTAGCAAGTTTACTAAATTTAAAGATGCTTTAGAGAAGAGAGACTATAAACGAGCATCAAAAGAAATGCTCGATAGTAAATGGTCAAGACAAGTAAAAAGTAGAGCTACTAATTTAGCCTCTATGGTTTCTTCGTCTAACTAATTTTTTCTTTTTTATTCTCGGTTGTTTCATGATAGCAGTTATCATGTTACCGTTTAATCTATCACCTTTAAACCCTCCATAGGCTGCTGGAGAGTTTGGCTTTGTGTCAAATATATTAGGTGTTTGTGAACCAAAACTTTTTTTATAATTTGGTACAACACGTCTTTTAGAATCAAAAGGAACTCTGAAATCTTCAGTTACTTTTTCTTCTTTTTTTTTATATTCTTAGAAATTTTATCTCTTCTATTTTTGAGATACTTATCAGTAGTATCCACTTTACCGTCGTTATTAACGTCTGCATCTTCTTTACCCACAGGATCGAGCTTACCTTTATGGTGTTTTTTAACTTCAGTTAGGATATTTTCAACTAATTCGTGGAATTTCATTATATTATTTATATAATCGAGTATGGATATGAATCAATTTTCTAGTAAGAAAATATCTTGCGTAGTAACCGGTAAGACTACAGTATATGCTGGAGATTTCTTGCAAAAGAAGATTTTAGAGTATAACAGTATTGAAAATCTTGATAAGTTTTATATTTGTAAAGAAGTAAAAGCGTTGCTTAAGAAAGGGTATAGAATTACAGATATTCGTAAAATTTTAGATACTCCTGATTACATACCTATTCCTGATGATCTTGTTATAAAAGAAATAGAAAAAGATTATCAGAAATCGCAGATAAAACTTTCCGATACTAGTAGTCAAACGTTAAGCACTATCACAGACCTTACCTACGATAAGTCGGATCCAGAGGTACAGGAATTTATAGAAAAATTTATAACCAAACTTTAACATGTATACAATGACAGTAAGAAATAAATCTACAGTAGTAATTCACGAAGCTAGTCGCGGACAGATAGTTCGTTCGGTCTATGTGGATGGTGATATTGTTGGTTCACCAAATGTAAGCGGTACTATAGGTCTGGTGTCAGTAAAAAAAGGCTCAACCAACAAAGTTTACATTTACAACCTTACAAACGGATCGTTAATAAAGATTAATTGCGTATGATTGATATAGATCTCATTAATAAGCCAGCTAACTCTGAAACATTTAATTTTCTTGATCCTAAAGATTACCCTTTCCTGTTTTTAGGTTTCATAATTAAAAATGAGTATGATAATCGAAGAATAAAAATCTCCGATACATATACCCCGGTAAATTTTTACCACCCTTCAAAAGATAGACAAGCTCTTACTTTACTTAAGGGTATAAAATTGATCCCAAATTCTAATGTAATAGGATTGATTAAGAGTATAACTAATCAGGAAAAAGTTGGTATAAATTTAACTACCTACCAAAACCTTTTAAATCAGTACGGATTTGCATGCAAAGAAACCTATAGTTTATTTGATAAAGGATTTTATCCTATTGATTTTAATAATTTAAAAACCGTGTGCGATAACAGTTTTAATACTGATAAAAAAATATTTCAACACCTTTTAAACTTGGATGAAAAAGTTTTTGATTTTCAAAAATTTTCCTCTCTCAAACTCATCATTCTCACAATTTAATATTAAATATTTTACCAAATAAATCGTTGAATGATTTATTCGTGGTTATAATATTATGGTCTCTAAAATGTCGAAAGAAATTACTATCGTAAAACGATCAGGTAAGAAAGAAAAATTCTCACCAGATAAAATAAATAAAATCCTTCAATGGGCTTGTGAAGACGTAAAAGGTGTATCCTTTGAACAAGTTGCAATGAATGCGCATTTACAATTTTTTGATGGTATTACCTCAAAAGATATTCACAATACGCTCATTGAAGCCGCTGCTGGATTAATATCAGAACAAACTCCTCATTACCAAGATGTAGCTTCAAGACTTTTGAACTATCAACTTCGTAAAGAAGTATGGGGTGGTAAAGATGCACCCAGGCTATACGATTTTATAAAAGCAAATATTGAACAAAACAAAGTTTACGATCCTGAAATTTTAAACTGGTATGACAAAAAAGACTTTGATAAACTCAACGATTATATCGATCATAATAGAGATTTAGACTTTGCATACGCGGGTATTAAGCAGTTGTGTGAAAAGTATCTAGTACAAGATAGAGTAACTAAGACTATTTTTGAGACGCCTCAGTTTGCATACATTCTCATTGCAATGACTCTTTTCAAAGATTATAAAGAAAAGAGATTAGAGTATATTCGTAAAGCGTACAATGCATTTAGTAAGCATAAAATTAACTTACCAACACCTTTGATGGCTGGTGTACGTACAACTTTAAAGAGCTACGCTTCATGCATGCTTATTACTGTTGATGATACTCTTAGATCAATTTTTGCAAGCAATGATGCAATTGGTTTTGCAACTGCTAGTAGATATGGTATCGGTATTAACTTCAGTAGAATTCGTGCAACAAACAGTCCAGTGCAGAACGGTACAATTGTTCATACCGGGCCGATTCCATATCTGAAGATGTATGAATCTGCGGTGAAGAGCTGCCATCAAAACGGTATACGTGGTGGTAGTGCAACTGCTAATGTTGCTTACTTCCATAGAGATATTGAAGAGATTCTTGTATTAAAGAATAATGCCGGTACAGATGATAATCGTGTACGTAAGCTAGATTACTGTATAGCGTTCGATGGGTTGTTTTATGAACGTTTTCTTAAGAATCAAAATATTACCTTATTCTCTTATCATGAAGCTCCAGAACTTTGGAATAACTTTGGCTTACCAGGATTTAGAGAACTATACGAAAAGGCAGAAAAAAATCCAAAGTTAAAGTATAAGAAGACTATAAACGCTAGAGAGTTGTTTATGCTCTTCTCTAAAGAACGTTTTGAAACAGGGAGATTATATGTGTTTAACGCTGATCATGTAAATTCTCACGGTTCATGGACTGAACAGGTTGATACGACGAATCTATGCGTTGAAGTCACACATCCTCTTAAACCAATCTATAACATAGAAGATCCGAATGGTGAAATCGGCGTATGTATTCTTGCCGCGGTAAATCTTTTAGAAATGAAAGATGAAGAAGACGTACAAGAAACTTGCGAAATTATTGTACGTATGCTTGATGAATTGATTGATCATCAGACATACTTTGCTCCTGCAGCAGCAAATTTTGCTAAGAAACGTCGTAGTTTGGGCGTAGGTATAACCAATTTAGCTGCAGTGTTTGCTCAGAATGGTGTTAAGTACTGGGATAAGAAAGCTCCAAACATTGCAGCTCGGTTAATGGAGCAAGTAAGTTATTATCTGTTAGATGCATCTGCTGAATTAGCAGCAACTAAAGGTCAATGTGAAAAGTTTGGTTATACAAAGTTTAGTCGTGGTATACTTCCTATCGATACGTATAAGAAAGAGATAGATAGTTTTGTTACTGAAAAGTTACATTTAGATTGGGAAGTTTTAAGAGAAAAGATTCGTAAAAACGGTTTACGTAATAGTACGTTAACTGCATTAATGCCTTGCGAATCATCTGCAGTTATTCAGTCATCAACAAATGGTATAGAGCCACCTCGTTCACTTATTACTGCAAAGCGTTCAAAGGCAGGTATCGTACCTTCTATTGTACCTAATGTAGATAAGTATGGGAAAGATTATACACTAGCTTTTGAAATGCCCGGCAATGAAGGGTATCTTAAAGTAGTTGCAGCATTGCAAAAGTTTGTTGATATGAGTATATCTGCAAATCTGTACTACAACGTTAGCAAGTACCCTGATAGAAAGGTATCTCAGAATGATCTCATTAAAGATATCCTTACCGCGTATAAGTTTGGATTAAAGACTATATACTATACAAATACATACGATGGTGACACTCAATCAGCTTTAAATATAACAACAAACACCACTGAACAAGCAAAACAAGAAGAAGTCGTAGACGAATCTGGTTGCGCTGGAGGTGCGTGCACCTTATAACATGAAAACAGTACTTAACAAAACTAATGTAGACTCTCTCAAGCAGCCTTTATTTCTAGGTAAAGACTTAGCTATTCAGCGTTACGATAGGCTGAAGTATCCAAAACTGTATGAACTTTACGATCAACAGCTTAACTTCTTCTGGCGTCCACAAGAAGTGAATCTTACTAAAGATTTGTCTGACTATAAGAAGCTCACAGAAGAAGAACGCTTTGTATTTGATAGTAATCTGAAGTTTCAAACTATGGGCGATTCAATGCTATCGCGTTCTATCCATCAAATGATGGAGCACGTTAGCAATCCAGAATTAGAAATTTGTATGAACGTTTGGAGTTTCTTTGAAACTATTCATAGTAACTCTTACACATACATTTTACAAAATGTTTATCCCGACGCTACAAAGTTTTTCGATTCTATCTTAGAAGATAAAGAAATCGTAAAACGTGCTGAGTTTATGACTAGTAGATATGACGCGTTAATGGTAGGTAGTAAGGATATTAAAGAACAGATTCTTGATGCAATTATTGCAACACAAATTATGGAAGGGGTAACATTTTATGTTTCATTTGCATGTTCATTTTACTTTGGATATAGAGGTAAGATGGAAGGTAATGCAAAGATTATAAACCTCATTTCACGTGATGAAAACTTGCATGTATCGATAACACAGAATATACTAAAGTACCTTCGTGATAATCCTGATGAAGGCTTTCAATCCACGTTTAAGAAGCATGAAGAGAAGATTTACGAGTTCTACCGCGCAGCAGTTGAAGCTGAAAAAGATTGGGCTGATTATCTTTTCAGTAAAGGGAGCTTAGTTGGATTAACTCCAGAGTCTCTTAAACAATATGTTGAATGGTTAGCTAATAATCGCTTAACATCACTCGGTTTAAAGAAGCTTTATGAGACAAAGAGCAATCCTCTCGGTGGTTGGCTTGATAGCTTCTATGATAGCAAGAAAGTTCAAGTAGCTCCTCAAGAGACTGAAATCTCTAGTTACGTTAAAGGTGTAGATAGTAAACTAGACGATAACGCTTTTGATGATTTCAAACTATAAATCAAAGGTAATAAAGTATCTCATAGTATTTACTTTATTACCTTTAACCTTTGAATTATACAAGAGCGTAATAGCAAGCGTTACTTCTGACCATGCACTCTCCTATTAGGTAATACTCTACCAGGATTGTTGTTCATTTCTTTTGCTGCCTCTCTTACTTCCGTGTTCTTATCCAGAAGCGTAAGAGGTAAATTCTTAAAGATATGAGAGTGTTCTTGAGATGCTATACAATTTGGAATTGCTGTATTTACAAGCAATGTTGCATTAGTAGTTAAAGAACCAATTACCGGAAACGTACCGGTTGGAGTAACTGCTACTAACCCAACACTAACTTGTGGAATAGTTAACGTACCATTTATCGGCGTACCTTCCAATAAGGTAGAAAATACCTGCGTACCTTGTGTTACTTGATATTCAGCAGGTGCTGTCACGTGTTGTAAATATACTTCACCTTCAACGGATAATCCTCCTCCAATTACTAAGTTATTGTTTACACCTAAACTACTTTCAATTAATACTTGTCTTTGACGTTTATTTCTTAAACGTAATATCTCAGCAGAAATATTAATAGTCTTAGCATTTAAATTAATTTCATTTTCACTCGATACATTTACTTGCTCACCTACAATATTAGTAACAGTACCGGAAATGTTTACACTGCCAAGAGATTTAAAATTAATACCACCAGCTCCGACCATTACATTAAATCTATTGCAAACGTTTAGCGTATAATCACCGCCAGGTAAATCTTGAACATGTACGTATTCAACTAATGGGCTTGGTTCAAAGTTTAAATAAGGACCGTAATTGTCTATTAATACTTCACTTGATAGCATTTTACCTACATTGTCAAATCTAATACTACCATAATTGTTTAACGTCATTCCAATCGTTTCAATCTTATGTTTCGTAATTTGAATTATTTCACTACCACCGATACCTAATTGTTTTTCTATTTCAACTAATTCAGGTAAAACTTTTTCAGTAAACTGTTTGATTAAATCTTTTTTAGGATCAACAACCCAGTTACCATTTTCAGATGATGTACTTTGTCCCGGTATACCAGCCCACTGTATACCGCTTTCTTGAGTATAATTATCTAAGCTCGGATATTTAGCAATCTGAGGTGGTTGGGATATAATTGAAAACAGAGAAGGCCCATCAACAAAACTATTAGATAAAAATGCCTGTGTTTGAGTTATAACTCCAGCTACAGGAGAAGAGTCATCATCAAGCGTATAGTTTGTTTGTTCAATAGCTGGATGTGAAGTAAAAGTACCAACTCTTCCTTGCTGTAAACTATTTCTGTTTATAACAACATTACCGAATGAATCTTTTACATTATTATTAGTTGCTCTTTGTATTTCAAAAAGCTGTTTTAAATCTTGAATAGGTGCATAAGCATCTTTCCACTTTTCAAAATATTCAGTATTTAGAGAGCCTATCTTTTTAAACTTATCTCTTTTTACTATCTCATCATGACTCTTTTCAGTATACTGATTTTTGAACCCTCTTACTGTTTCATAGCTGTCGTTTAAAACTAATTTTTGATCATTGCCAGTTGCTAATTCAATATTGGCTTGATTATTAAACTCTTTAAAAGAGCCTGAATAATGAGTAAGTTTAACCTTTTCATTTAAGTCAGTGTTAACTATTTCTAACGTACCGCCTTTCTGATTTAATACATATTTGTTTCTATACGTTTGAACGTTTACATCTTCTTGTGTAAATGATTCACCTACGTTTTCAAACTTACCTGGATAGTCTATACCCGGGTTGTCATATGCATCGTAGATTCCTTTCCAATCCGTCTCTCCGTATGAAACTGCAAAATAAACTGGAAGTGTTGGATTACCTCCTCTAAAAAATACCCATACATGGCTACCAACGCTTGGTATACCGAATGAACCTTTGGCTCTATTTGAATATGACGAAGGTAAATATTCGTAAGCTAGAGGATTAGGTCTGTTTATATTTTCTGATGCATTTACAAAGGCATCCGAAAGCCTATTTTGTTCTTTTTCGTAAAAGAACGCTGGCTTACCTGGAGTGTCTGGGCCTGATGTTGTGGATTGTGTAAAAGTGCTATAGTAATTGGAATCCGAAATATTTGCAAAATTATGGAAGTCGTTAAACCTTCCACTAGAGTTTTCACTTGTTAAAGGAGCTGCACAATGTGCCCAAGGTAAAACTATTTTTAACTCTTCAATTATTTCTGTTAAATTATTTGTTTGTGAGTTAGGGGTACCTGATAGGGACTGAACAATAACGTTGTCGATATTAGCACCGACAAACTTAAATTTTTTATTAGTCTTTTGCTGCACCCACTTGTTATATACAGTAGCAGATACATGAGGTACAAAGACTTTAATCTTTCCAGTTTTTTCCGGATCATTGTTTTGTACTACTATACCTACGTAATTACCGTAAAACTTTTTCATATTTAAATTTAATTTAAAGGCTCATATATCCAAGAAGCAGCATCTAATCTTACTATTTCAGCATCTATTGCTTTTTCAGCTTCTAGTCTTCTCTTTACATTATCAGGAATGTCAAAAATTATATTAGTTTTTCTAAATCTTAAAATTTGCAATCTTTCTAGTCTTGTGAGTTTTTTATTTGTCTGTGTAAATTGTAACAGACTTATATCACTTACTATTACAGCTTGTTTAGATGGCTCCTTTACGTTATTAATTCTTTGATCAACTGATTGTGTTGTCTTCTCAATTGTAGTTTCAGTTATTTGATTAACTATCTGTTCTCTTTTTTCAGGATTTTCTGCTATCTCTTTTTTTTGATTATTTGATAAACCTGCTACAGAAAAACTAGCATTTTTAATTATGTCAGAATCTATACAGGCTATTTCAAATGTTTCTACTGATGTTTCAACATTTGCTGTTATTTCACCGTTAACTATTTCTTTAACTTTTTTGTTTTGATTACTAATAGTCTTGGTTACTGAATTATAGCTATTAACAGCACTTTGACCTACCTGTTTAACAAGTCCTCCTACAGCAGCTATAGTACCTAAAGCAACGTTTACAGATGCAACTGCATTACCTATAGCCTGATCTACTACACCTTGTACCACACTGTTAATGGTATTACTAATTGAAGTTAGAGTAGCTCGTATAAAGTTTTTAGTAGCAACTGATGTTAATCTAGATATAGAACCAAATGAAGTAAGTTTTTTCAGATTAATTTGAGCAGGTGTTAAAAAACTATTAAAAAGATTTTTAGCTGATTGTAATTTACCTGCAATATCTAAATTAGGAATGTTAAATTTAGGTATAACAAACTTTAAAACCGGTAATTTAGGTAACCTTAGAGTAGGTACAATTATTTTTGGTAATTGTATTCTCGGGGTTAAAAACTTTATAATTGCCATATTAATATTTAACAAACTATTGATTTTATCAAACTAACACTTACAATTACATTATGTCTCATAATATTTTAGTTTCTCATGAAACACCATTAGCACTATTGCAGGAATCAGTAGCATATAACGATTATGACTATGCTCTCGTACATCTATTCGATACCAAGCCTGAATACTATGACCACTATGTTAAGTGTCTAGAATCAGGTCGTCAAGTTTTACTTGATAACAGTATCTTTGAATTAGGTAAAGCTTTTGATAATGATAAGTTTGCAAATTACGTAAAGAAACTCAAACCAACGTTTTATATCGTACCAGATGTTTTAGAGCAAGGTTATGAAACAGTTAAAAACTTCGCAGATTTTACTGGAAAGTATAATGACTTACCTGGTTTAAAAATTGGTGCTGTTCAAGGTAAAACCTATGATGAACTGGTTGATTGTTACAAGTACATGAGTGAGTATGCTGATTATATTGCAATTAGTTTTGACTTTTCATACTACATTGTAACTGGTAGAGGTAAGACAAAGCTTGAACGCTGGTGTACAGGTCGTCAAAACTTTATTAACGATCTTATTCAAGATGGTATTTGGAATTGGTCTAAACCTCACCACCTACTCGGTTGCTCTTTAGCTAAAGAGTTTAGATACTACGTTAATAAGGACATTTACAATATCCGTTCTTGTGATACTTCAAATCCAGTTGTTGCGGGTATTGAGGGGTTGAGATATAATCATGATCTTGGTTTAGAAGTTAAACCTCAGACTAAGCTAGCTGATATCATTGATACTAGCATTTCAGAGGAACAGAAGCATAATATATATTTCAATATTCATATGTTTAAAAAGATCTTGAAAAGATAATAATATGATCATTACTTTTACAGGTGCACAATCTTCAGGCAAAAGTACTTTGCTTAATAAAATGAAAGATGATGAATCTTTCAAAGACTGGCATTTTGAGCCGGAGATTACTAGAAGTTTGAAAGAGAAGTACGGGCTTCATATTAACGAGTACGGTACTAGTTTTACTCAAATGGTAACTATTAATAGTCATGTTGATAACTATTTGAGAAATAGAGAGAAGAATTGTATCTTTGATAGGTGTGCGTTGGATGCGTTTGTTTATACAACGTATACTTGTTATACGCATAATTATGATGATAGGTTAGGTCAGTATGCAGAATATGTATTTGAACAATTAAAGGATAAGTATGATATCATCTTCTATACAGATCCTTCTATACCGTTAGTGGATGATGGAGTAAGAAGTGTAGATGTAAACTTTAGAAATAGAATAATTTCATTATTTGATTTCTATATGGAGCATTATCAGCTTACAAACTTAGTAAAACTATCTGGTAGTGTTGAAGAGAGATATAATATTATTAAAACAGAGATTGAAAAACGTAAAAAATAAACTACAATTTAACTATGGCCAATAACGTATTAGACAATTCGAATATTAGTGTACATTTAGGTAAAACATCGCAGTATAAAAATACGTACGATAAGACTCTGCTTGTAAGAGAGCCGAGGCAAAATAATCGTACTTATCTCGGTATTAATGATGACAATTTACCATTTGTCGGTTTTGATACCTGGAATGCATATGAGTGTTCATTCCTTTTAAATAATGGATGTCCTGTTACAGGTGTAGCTAAAATTGTTTACCCTGCTAATAGTAAGTATATTGTTGAGAGTAAGTCCATTAAGCTCTATTTTAATAGCTTTAATATGGAGCGTATGGGTAATAATATTAGAGAGGCAATTGATAAGTTTACTCATACATCAAGTGCAGATTTATCTGACTTACTCGGTGTAGGTGTTTCAGTTGGTTTCATACCTGCTCATATATATGATAAGACTGAAGTAAGTGCTCATGACTATTATGGTAAGAATCAATTCAAGACTCTTGAGAATGATATTGATGAAAAGACTTTATATTCATTACAGTTTGATACATATCAAGAGTCTCCAGAATTGTTATACTCTGGAAAGCATCTTGAAACGTCAGACGGTGGTTTAGTTGTTAGTCATTTTCACTCTGCTTTACTTAAGAGTAATTGCCGTGTTACAAGCCAACCGGATTGGGGTGATGTCTTTATATTTATCCGTTCAAAGTATCATTTTGATAAGACTTCTCTGCTAAAGTATATTGTCTCATTTAGAGGTGAATGTCACTTTCATGAAGAGATTTGTGAATGCATTTATAAACGCTTACATGATATGTTTACCCCAGAAGCTTTATTTGTAATGTGCTTATATGCAAGACGTGGTGGTATTGATATTAATCCAGTAAGAGCATCTAATATAGATTTACTTTACCGTCTTTCAGTTAACTTAGCAGATGTTAAGAGCCCTCATATTAAAACGTCAAAGCAATAACCAAAATAAAAGAGCGGCTCTTTCGAGCCGCTCTTCGTTTGTAATCTTTTTGTAGCCGATTAGAAGTATACTGCAGCTGTTGCTGGAGTAAAGCTTTGACCGAGACCCACAACGAGAATAACGTGGTAGTACAGATTTGCACCGAAGATATTGTCTACAACACCATAACGTGTTAAGAGACCAACTCTTGGAGCAAAATCGTTCTGACCAATGGTACGCTGAACCATGACAGGAATGTATGGACAGTAGATGATACCTGTATCGTAGAATTCTGGACCCTTGTACCCTAAGAGGGCGTATTCTGGCTGTTGTAAGCCGGAATATTGTCCGTTCCAGTAATTACCTTCGGTACGTGTATCACGATAAACGTTAAATCTACCACCTAAATTACCTACCTTAGCAACGCCTACTGGCTGTGTATTAACGTTACCTTGAACTGGTACCCATTGGAATTCAGGTAACATTTCGAGGATAGCGCAAACGCGAGGTGTAGCAACAACAAAGTTTGCTGAGCCTCTACGGTTACGTACGGCAATACGATTTGCTTCGATAATTAATCTTTGATAGAAGTCACGATTACGTTCTACTAACCAGCGACCGTCTGCGGAAGCTGGAGACCATACAGAATAACCAGCACCAAAACCTGCGTTAAGGGAGATCTGGATCATTCTGATTAACATTTCACGGTCGATTTCAGCCTGAATTTCGTACGACATAGCGTTCGTCAATTCAGTATCGATATCGATACCATTCATGTTCTTCAAGTCTTGTTCAAGTTCAACCGACCATTTAGCACCTAAACGTCTTGTACCAGCTTCAACTGCTGTCTTTTCGAACGTTACTTCGAATGTAGGAATTGCATTCGTTAATTCGAAGTTTTGTAGTAACGCAGCAACACCCTGGTCTGTTTGACCAG